AGTTGCAGCAATCAAAAGATACATGAACTGTGGGGTTTCGTAAAGAGTCCCACTACTTCTATCCTGTACTAGATATTTATCCACGACCTGCCTCAATCCGGCATATGTGAACAAATAATCACGATGATGATCGATCATTGATTCGAGTCTATCAAACTCCTCTTCCGTATACAGATCCAAGATCTCAGTATCATAGACTCCACGTTCAACACATTGCTCAACGTGCTTTCTTACTGTTGGAGTATCATGCATACGTCCATACAGTTGCTTACGAGTAGCAAACAGAAGCAACCTTGCTGCCACAAACTGGTAGTTTGGATGGTCAAGGTCAATCAAATCACTTGCAGAACGAATCAGGATCTCCTGGATCTCTGCAGTGGTAATGCCATCATAGAACTGAATACCTGATTGCATCTCAACCTGACTTGCAGAGACTCCTGCAAGATCTTTACATGCCTCCTCCACCATTACGTGGAGTTTATTCAAATCAAGAGGTTCTGTTTTTCCATTTCTCTTTACGACCTTCGTACCGTTGCTCATATTTTTTTCCAGTTGTTAAATTTAATTTTTGCTTGTAGTCCAGAATAAGTATTTAATTTTAACACAGACATAACATCATGTCCAGCAAGAACCATATCATTGATGTCCTTTTGTTCTATGTTATTTGGCCAGATAACTATGGAGTTTCCACCATCAATTGTCTTTCGGATTCGTTCGACAATCTCTCTATTGCGTGGTTCGTTATCATAGACCCACACAGGATTGCTAATCCCCCAATTACTGATATCAGCATCAGCTCCGCACATAGCAATCGAGTTGCAAATGAACGTTGAGTCAAAAGGACCTTCTGTAATATAGACGGGAGAGGTTTTGTCAATTGTATCGAGTCCATAAACTTTTGGTGCCTCCTCCTCTAACATCACGGTGATATATTTAGTGAATGATTTTCCTAGTGCCCTGCCCTGAAAACCAATCAAATTCTTATCACCATCATACATTGGTATCACAATGCGACTCTCGTCCCTAGTGATGGTGTCGAATGTTCTTTTTTGCGTATTCGTCCACTCCATGAACTTGTCAGCAAAGTAAAACTTATCAGGATCAATCTTCCTGTTTTCCAGATATTCCTTTGCTCTAGAATCAGTTGATGCTTTTGGTAAGTTTAGAGATTTTTTAAATGTTGGTTTAGTAAATTCAAACTTTGGAGTTTCAACAACAAAGTTTCTGCCCGTATGCCCTTCCTTGAACTTCTCAAGAGTGTACTGCTTATGAAGCGTGGGATCTACTGTCTTTACGAAGTTATTGAAAGACATGCTAGCACCACAGTTATGGCACTTAAAGTTAGTGTTATTCTTGACCTGGTAGATGTATCCCCGTGTCTTGTTTTTGTTCTTCTGGGAGTCCCCACAGATAGGACACCGGAAGTTATAAAGATTATCTTTTACTCTCTTAAATTTCTGAAGACGAGAAGATACTAATCCAATGTACTTGGAATCAACAAGATCCATTACAACAGGTCACTTTTGTTCCTGTATTATAACTTGCTGTGGTTCTGGAGTCAAGAAAATGGGTGCCAATCTGCTACCTGCACCAATGATGAGTGCTCCGACAATAAGAACACCACCTATCTGCCATCTAAATTTGGAGAATGATTTTATCTCTTCCTGTATCTTATCAATCCTACCATGAATAATTCTATGGTTCTTCTCTTCATTGTCTTTGATCTCATCAATCATCTTAATGATGAGCTCATCACTCTTTATACTTTGCTCAATCCTTTCATCGTGCTTAGCAAGGATTTGTGCAATTCTTGTATTACCTTCGGATATCTTATCAACAGCAGTCTCTAACTTTGCCAGCATCTCTCTGGAAAGTTCCTCATAGATATCTAACTTCGTTTCTAACTGAGCAACTTTTGAATCAGAAAACATCACATTCCCCGAGACCAACGTTTTCTAGCACCCGGCATTTTTCCTCTGGCAAGGATGGGTGGCCTTTTTCTTTTTACTGGAGGTTCTCCAGTCAGTCCGGCAACATTTCCACTAGATGCATTGTTTGTGGGAATGCCAGCATCCTCTTTGAGGGAACGAACCAGATTTATTATATTTTCTAATCTTCTGTCGTCCATCATTAGATTGATTTTAATTCTGTTAAACAGTAACTATCTTCTTCGACCATACTAATCTCAGTTTTAGGATATTCTGGTATCCTGTTTAAGAATACCAGAAAACTTTTTATATATGGCCAAAGTTCACGTTCAAGATTATAGAACAGTAAGGGAACTGCTGCATCATTAAAAACATTAAACAAGACGGTTAAATGATTGAGTATGAGATGAGTTTTTAATTCCCCAGTATTCTTATACCTTTTCAATAACCTTTTAATGTATTTGATACGCTTTAAGTCGTCTTCAAAATCATCCTTGGTTACTGCCTGGGGATTATCGTAAAATTTTATAGCAAAGAGTAGATAGTTACTCTCGTTCAATTCATCAAATCTCATACCATATTATCAGCTATCTGGGAGAATCGTGTCGTCAGTGCTATCACCAGTGATAAATCCACTTCCACCACCAGCAACTAGTGTTTCAGTTTTAACTCTTAAAGTGCCGTGTTGATCTGTATAAGTTGTAATACCAACCCATCCAGAACATGCAGGTTTATACTTGCGAGCATCTCCAGTAGCAGCTCTTGCAGTTTGTGCCTCAGCTACATCCACACCATAAATTTCATTGATGCCAAAACTTCCACCTCTGACTTCATACACAGGTGTTTCACGAATTTCATAATCTACATCACTAAATGTACCAGGAAGATCAAGTCTTTCTGGATCTAATTGTATTTCAGTGGCACTATTAATACTTTTAATTATGCCTTGACCTGGACCAGCACCATCAGTTGCTAATGTAAGTACTTGTCCTACTGCCACACCATTACCTGATGTCCAAGCAATGGTTCCACTTTGCTTTGTTACTAAACCAGCAGCATTGCAGTTTACTTTTCCTGAAGAATACACAGTATCCTTATTGCCCCAAAGAGACATGTTCCCTTACCCTATAATCTTTTATACAGATATTTATAATTATTCTGACTCTCTTGAGTTGATTGCCTTAGTGA